TCCCATCCACTACCAGGATTTTTTAGGTTCCCTATGTAAGTTCCTAAGTCTTGCTCAATACCTTTGTTAAGTACAACAACTTCACCATTATCATTCTTTTTAAGTTTATCTTGAAGAAGAGATAGCATTTGCTCTGCATTTACAGCACCAGAATTACTGATAGCTGAAAGTGCCGAAGTCTTAATATTTGCAGCCTCATTGGAGGTTTTTAATTGCTTTAATTCTTCATTTAAAGTATTTATTTGTATGTCTTTTTCTTGTGCTGTTTTGTTGGCTTCTTCCCAGAGGTCTTTCCATTGTCCTTGGTCTTCAAGCTCTTTTTTCCTTTTAGTTTCTTGTTGGTCATAAACCTCAGTTAGCTTACGTTTTACACCTAAACGATCTTCTTGAGCTGTTGAAAGCTCTTTTTTTAACGAAGATATTTGTTGCTCATAATCAGCCCTGATACGATCAAGTTCTTGATTTTGAGCTTGGTTTTCGTCAGCTTTAGCAACCACGGGCTGCTCAACAGGAGTCACGGACTCTTGCTGGATGACTTTTTCTTCCATAATTAAGCGTCAGTTTTTTTAGGAGTAGTAGTTTTTGTTGTTTTAGGGGTTGCTACGGGAGCTGGTGTTAGTGTTGTTTCTGGTGTAGATACAACTTTTCCAGCATCTAAATCAGTTGCCCGAACACCTGATACGGAAACCCATTTTCCGTTTACTAACTCTACAGAAGGCATGGTAAAAATAGTATTTCCTTATTATTCTAGTCTATTAATTGTTTTCAGCTTCGTTTGCGTTAGGTAATACCTCACCCTGCACTAAAATATCTCTAAATTCTTCCCTATCTATTACTTGTTGATCAAATAGTGAAGTTAAAGCTGTTATATCTTGGCCGATTAGCCTATCAATATCAAAATCACGACTAATTTTAATTTCAGGTGGCTCTAAACCTAAATAATCAGCCGATAAATTAAACGCTTTTTGCATTTTTTGTTCTAAATCTAATGAAACCATCGAAAGCATTGAATTTGTATCTACACGATCCAATCGACGAGCATCTGCTGATTCTGCAACGAATTTTTGCTGTGAAAGTGTACTAATTCCTAAAGTTGCCATCTGTAATTGCAATTCTTGTATTTCTGCTGCTTGGGCTTCAAATGCACTTGCGGCTGGCTCTACATAATAAACTTTATTTCCTGGTTGGGTTGCCATTGCATAGTTAACACTTATAGCCATATCTTTGGTTTGATCGTCCCAACCCTCCATAACAAGTAAAGGTTGTGAAGCAACGTGCAAACTATGAATCAAGTCAGCTTGACGTTGAAAATGTGCCAAATTTAAATACGCAATATCTAATAACGGTGGTTTACTTGTCATTGTGTCTGTTTTTCCTGCATAAACAGTCACTAAAGGTATTTCACCTAGCGAAAATTCACCTGATTCAACTAAATCGTAGTCTTTTTCATCAGCAGGAGAGTCAAAATTACCTGCAAAACTCTCATCTTGCGTATACATATCCTTTGTTGTCTCTTTTTTCCTAAAAATCTTGTATTGACCTGGCTCAATCACTCTGATTTGATCAAAAACCTTCTCTCCAAAGTCTCCTTCAGGTACAACAGCCTGTTCTGCGATTCTTACTTGTATCAATTTCCCATAATTGACCTCTCGATCTAACCTCCAACCATAAATATTGGCTGGATCAACTTCAATCCAATACGGTCTACGATTTTGATTTCTTTCTTCTGCAAGACTTCTTGCTCCTGTTGGGGCAGGAAAATCAACAAGAGTATTACTGTGACCATAAGTTAAAGCACAAATTAATAATCTTCTTGCATATTCATCTAAATCTGACCCACAACCATCAACATCCTTAACAAACACATCTGTCCAATATGGATCGCCTAAAACAGTAATTGGTTTACGAAGAATTAAACCTGTTGCAGCTCTAACTAATCGTTGCGTATAAGGAGAAAAAACAGAACGGTTAACTCTTGATAAATATGCGTCATAATCTTCTCTTGGTTCTAATGGTAAAAACGCTTCAGAATTATCTCGTAAATATTCCGTTCCATAAGTAACAGCTTTCATTATTTCCCACGCTTTTGTCATATCTAAAACTGCTCTAGTCTTAGAAAATGGATTATCACCCCCACCTAAATAGGTTTGACTAACGACATTTGTACGAATGGCCCCTGGTACAGAGTATGTCATCTAACTTTTAAAACACTTAACATTGCTAACAGTCTAAATGACTCAATAGATCCTGTAACCTGTCTGTCCGAGGGTTTCTGGTTTAGCTAAATTAAATTGTTGTAAACATAAGTACCCGAAAGCATCAAAAGCATGATCAACACCAAGATTTTTATTCGGTAAACCTGTATTTGGCGCATAAGTTAAAGTCCTTAACGATTTAATTAATTCCTTACAACGAGGATGAATAAATGTCCTCCTAACACTATTCGCATCATATAAAGCAGTATTAACAGCAGTAATTTTATCTCTAATCTTCCAAGGTGCTCTAGGACTTGAAACATTAAATCCACTTCTTCTCAATATGCTGTGATCTGTCGCTCCAACACCAGCAGTCTTACGTGCTCCTCCAGTAGGGTCAGGACAAGCTATAACCCTTCTTTCTATTCCGTAACGACGTGTAACCTCTTCAGCAAAATCCCACGTTGTAGCCCCTCCTGTCATAATTATTTCATCGAAAACATATAACGTATCGTCCTTCTTTACTGCACATATCCCTGACATTGGATCTACGTTAAAGTCAACTCCTAACAGCAATGGAGCAATGCTTATATCTTCTGCAATCGTTGAAATATTGTCATCACCAAAACTAATTGCAACTAAGCCAGTTAAATTCTCAAAACTTGCTTCAAATTCTTGCCTAAATGTACGCTCGTCTAATTGTGCTCTGGCTGCTTCAACTTCATCTTTTGGTACGTTTCCCCCCTCAATTGTTGTATAACACCACCTTTTCCACTCTTCTGTAGGATCTTCTTTGCAATAACACCATAAATCATAAAACCAACTAGCTGTCCCATCAGGTGTACTAATAAACAACGCCCAACCCTGTTTATCAGCTAAAGCAGGTCTAATAACTTCAAACCATACCTCTGCATCCATAAATGCAGCCTCATCCAATACAACACCTGATAAACTTCGCCCCCTCAAGGCCATTGCATTTTCAGTTCCTTTTAACTCGATGGACGATCCATTGACAAGATCAAGTCTCAAATCTGTCTCATTTTTGGCCTGTATCCATACCTTCGGTACTAACTTCTTTAATGCTTTCCATGCAATATCTTTTGCCATTCGATATGTCGGAGCACAATAAAAAAATGTTTCACCTGGACTATTGATCGCTCCACGAAGAAGTTCAATGCAGCTCAAATATGATTTGCCAAATCTTCGACCTGCTACTAATACTCGAAAGCGTTTTTCACTATTAAATACTTCGCCTTGCGCCCATCTTAAATTTATTTCTGGTGCGGTTTTTACAGCCATACGTTATTAGTTTTAAAGGATTTTGATAGATACCCCCCTATTCTTACTCCAAAACGCTTGTAAAAGGTTATTATCCTATTAATACCGTTATTTTGAGTTGCGTCCGTGACCGATTCATGTTTAAACAGCTTTGATGATCTTTCCGTTCCAGAGATAAAGAAACCTAGACGAACTGTGGGTAATAAAAGTCCTCGGATGGTAGTGGAGGCTAGGCAACAACGACTTTATAAAAGACAGTTAGAAGGTTTACCAGCGAGACAACTTGTTTTAGATCACGCAAGTAAAGAAGGTGTTTCAGTAGCAACAGGTTGGAGCGATTGGAAACAAGTTAATGCTTGGAATAATGAAGATTGGCAAAAAGATAGGGAAAATATGTTGGCTCGCCTTCAAGCAGCAAGACTTAGACTTTATGAAAAAGCTATACGGAAAGGGCAATTACAAACTGCTGCTCAAGTACTAGATTCTATCGGCAAAGTTATAGGGGAAAGTGTTGAACACGTCAGTATCCAAGCTCCTGAACTGTCAATAAAAGTTGAATCTAAACAAGACTTATCATAATCTAGCATACCCACGTAGAACTTAGTTTCCAATATATATTTAGGTTCCCCCCGTCATGGATAAAAATATAAAGAATTGCAACAATACCCCTTGGTGTCACTAGAATAATCTACAAAGACATGATAGAATAAAGTATAGGAATCAATGGAGTAGAAATACCTATTCCAATTCCTAACTGTCATATAAGTAGAAATACTTACTAGGTAGAAATACCTAAGGACAGAGAAACTCGACAACTGAAAAAAAGTTGGAGCAATTCGAGGCTTTTGGCTAGTCACCAAAGCCGAGAATACCTAGCAAAACACCAAGAGAGCCGTTTTTTAGCCTCACAAGGTCGCTCTAGCTAGGTAAACAAAAACTATTCTCATTCTCTAAATCATCTCATTATGAAAGATTACGAATTTGATCATAAGACTTATGAGCAAGAGTCTAAAGACACATTGCAAGTGAGTTTCAAAGAAACCGATCCAGAAGAAGGTTTTCGGTTAACTGTTTCCATTCTCTCGGAGAAGTACGGAGACAGCAAAGAAGTCAAGAGTCTAAACGTATCAGCAGAAGACTTTTTCAAATCATTTGATCAAGTCACA